TGTCCGTCGTCAGATGCTTTGGCCCAGACCGGCGTTTTGATTAGCGGAGAGTCCTGCTCGTCATTGGGTTGATATTATGCGGCGAGGCTGGCGTGCAGCAAGCGGCGATGCTGGATGGTTTGTCGTTTGACCCTTTGTCTGTGTTTGATGATGGCTTCGGCCCTTCCGAAGTAGGCGTCGGCGGGTGTCACATTGTCGAGGCTCTCGTGATAGCGCCGATGATTGTAGTGCTCGATGAAGGCCTCGATCTGGCTTTCGAGATCACCGGGCAGGAAGTAGTTTTCCAGGAGGATGCGGTTCTTAAGCGTCTGATGCCAGCGCTCGATCTTGCCCTGTGTCTGAGGATGCATCGGGGCGCCGCGAACATGATCCATGCCATTGGCAGCGATATAGTCGGCCAGGTCCTGGGCGATATAACTGGGGCCATTATCGCTGAGCAGGCGCGGCCGGTGCTGCACATGGGCCTGATCACAGCCTGAAGCTGCCAAGGCCATGTCCAGCGTGTCGGTGACGTCCTGGGCCCGCATGGTCGAGCAGAGCTTCCAGGCGATGATGTAGCGGGAGTAATCGTCCAGCACGGTGGACAGATACATCCAACCCCAGCCGATGATCTTGAAGTAAGTGAAGTCGGTCTGCCACATCTGGTTGGGACGGCTGGTCTTGGTGTGGAACTGATCCGTCGCCTTGATCACAACATAGGCGGGGCTGGTGATCAGATCATGAGCCTTGAGAAGCCTGTAAACGCTGGCTTCCGAGATGAAGTAGCCCCTCTCGTCGGTGAACCGTACCGCCAGTTCCCGCGGGCTCAGCTCGGAGTGCTCCAGGGCCATCTCGATGATCTGGTCATGGATATCGGCAGGGATGCGGTTCCACACCCGGCTGGGTGCTGAGGATCGATCTTCCAGTGCCTCGGGGCCCCCATTGAGGTAGCGATCATACCAGCGATAGAAGGTGCGGCGAGGAATGCCCAGCCGGTCCAGTGTCTGTTTTGTTGGCAGGTGCGATTGTTCGACTAGCCGGATGATCTCGAGCTTTTCGGAAGCGGGATATCTCATTCCTGGTCGTCCCCATCCCCGATCATGCTTTTTTTAAGCAGGCGGTTTTCCAGCGTGAGATCGGCCACGCATTCCTTCAGAGCGCTCGCTTCCCGACGCAAATCCTTGACCTCGTCACTGGTGGCTGCACGGGCCGTATCACCGGCCAGGCGGCGCTTGCCCGCCTCCATGAACTCCTTGGACCAGGTGTAATAAAGGCTCTGGGCGATCCCTTCGCGCCGGCACAGCTCGGCAATGCTGTCCTCGCCACGCAGGCCGTCCAGCACAATCCGGATCTTGTCCTCGGCGGAAAAATGCCGCCGCGTCGCCCGGCGGATATCCTTGACCACCTGTTCGGCAGGCTTCTTCGTCTTCGTAGGTTTCGTCGTCATTCTGGATCTTTCGTCGTTCAGACGAGACCAGAACTCTCCTTAACGATCAAACCCAATTCTGAGACACAGGTGCTGATGACGAACACCATGATCGGCGGCATAGCGGCTGATCGCCTGATAGGAGATCGGCGTTTCGCCGCCGAAGTCTCCCAACTGTCGGTCGAAGCGCAGCGCGTCGAAGGCATCGAGATAGAACCGATGCCACTCGGCAGGCTCGTAGAAATCATCCTCCGGCCGCTGTAGCCACGCCTCGTCGGGATATTCTTCGGCCAGCGCCGACAGCCACTCATCGGTAGAGATGGCGCCCTCGTCGGCTGCTATGCGGCGGGCGAAGGCGCGTCGGAGTTTTTTGCCGTATCCTCGACAAATTCGACATCGGTCTGGGCGACACGCTCGGCGCACCACTCCACCGCATCGATGACCCGGCGATAGGCGATGTCGGTCATCACCTCCAGCGCCTTCTCCGGCGTATATTCGATGTCGAAGCCGCGCCAGCCGAACAGGATATGCTTGCAGTAGAGCCTGCCCGCCTCCTGCGCCAGCTCGGCGCGCGGTGGGGTCTTGCCCTTGTGCTTGCGCGCCATCCGCTGGAGCAGAAGGTCGCGTTCGGTCTGGTACGGCTGGTAGTGCAGCGACCTAACCCGGAAGGCCACGCCTGGCCAATCCGGGTAATCCTGCCAGTCGCCACGCTCCTCGGCTTCGAGGTCGGCCTTGATGCTCTCAAGCTTGATGGTCATTCTGGTCCTCATCTGCTGGAAGGATTGGCGTGTCGGCCCGAACAAGGCCCTTCTGACGCATCAGGTCGGAATAGTCGGCAGGCACCGGGAGGCTGCGCACATCGGCCGTGAACGTGACCTTGTCGCCCTCGGGATAGCCGACGAAGTCGATATCCGGGACGAATGTGACGCGCTGGGGCTCGTCTGCCGGCGGCGTCTTTGCTCTCCTCCGCATCACGCCACCGCGCGCGTCAGCGTCGCCGTCGCAGCCGAGGTGCCGTCATAGTAGGCTTGGAACGGCACTTCCATGATGACGGCCTGGCTGTTGCCGCCGATGACGGGCGAGCCCTCCATCAACTTCAGCTTGGGCAGTGCCAGCGTATATTTCGAGCCGCTGGCCGCGCCGATCGTCGTAGAGAGAGACACGTCGGTGTGGTCGATGATCGCGCTGTAGAGGTCGAGGTTCTCGAAGTAGGCCTGCATCGTGCCCGACACCTCAAACCGGCCCAACCCATGGCTGTCGGGCTCGTAAGCGCCCACCACGTCGTTCTGATAGATGTTCGAGCGGATCGAGAGATTGAGAGACCGAATTTTTGGTGTCGCCGTCACGCCGGTCATCGCTAGCGCGCCGACATTGGTGGCAGCGTTGAGGACGGGCGTGGTCGAAGGCGCGGCATAGGTCGCACCGGTAATGATGGCGCTCGTCGGCGTCGGGCTGCCGATGCCCATGATGCCGAACGAAACGCGCGCGATCTGCCGCGCCTCAAGCGTCAGGTCGAGCGTGTTCACGCGGCAGCCACGATAGCGGATGAAGCTGTCGGTTGCGCCCTGTTCGAAGGTCTTTTCGAAGGCGAACGTCTTGTGCGCGATGCCGTTCTTCAGAACGTTGGTTGACCAGGTCGAGCGGAACAGCGCCTCGAAGAAATCATCGAAGGTGCCATAGGACAGCTCGCCTGCGATCGGCCCTTCGACCGATCGACCGACATCGATGATCGAGGTCACGTTGCCGTCGCCGCGCAGCTCGTCCGAAACGACCGACTGCTTGGCGAGCCGGATATTCTCGTTGACCAGCCGCAGCGTCTTAAACGACGGGGTCGCTGGGATAACGCCCGGCGTCACCTCTGCCACATAGGCAAGCCGGGACTGCGATGCTTCTGCAATCGCCATCTTTCATTCCTTTCAATGTGGTGGAGGTTTACGAATCCCGCTGCCAGTTCACTGTCAGGCTCATGCGGAAATAATTGCCATCGCCATCGCCGGGCTCGCCGGCACCGATGGACATGTCGATGATGCGGATGCCAGACGGCCCCTGCTCGCGAAACAGCGACGCCAGCTGGGATGCGATGATGCGCCCGGCGCGTGAGCCAGTGTCGCGCGGCGTCATGACGTGGAAATCCGTCTGGCCGCCCTCGCGCCACAGATTGTCGCCGGGGGCGCCGAACGTCTCCTGCGCGTAGAAGGAGCCGAACACCTCGACCAGCACCCAGGCGGCCGGGCTGTCCGGCAGCGTCGCCAAGTCGTTTTCATAGACGAGCGGCGCGCCCGTCCACTCGCCGTCGAGATAGTCCTTGAAGGCGTCGAATGCCTCTGGCGTCGCCATCAGGTCACCGGATTGATCACGAGGGCGGGATAGGTGATGACGGAACCGGCCTGCCGGTCCTTCCGCCTGCCCTGGCTGTGCTTCAGCCGATAAGGCACGTCGGGATGCAGGCCGCCGCCGATGTTGAGGAACTTCGTCTCGATGCGGAACGCGCGACCAAAACGGCGCGATACGACACCACGGGCGCGATCGAAATGGCGCGGCGGGACCGACATCTTCATCGCGCCCACCTGTATCTTGCGCGTGTAAGGCCGCACGTTGAATATGACGACTTCGGCATTGGTCGGGATCTCCGAGAACTCCCGCACTGGCCGGCCAGCAGCCAGCACCATGAAGCCGCCAGCATAGCGCCCTGACTTCTTCGGGCTGGCTGCGACCAGCGCTTCCAGCGCAGCGCGAATGACCAGCGGCCAGTTGACGAACTCGTAGAGGATCGGCCCCGGCGCCTGCACCGCGCTCTCCGGCGCACCGCGCACACCATTGACGAAGCGCTCATAGTTCGTGCTGGCCTCACCCGAGGCGATGACGTGCGCCAGTTCCTTCCGCGCAAATGCCGCCAGCGCTGCATTGATGGCGCGCGGCTCCAGTCCGGCGGTCGCAACCTTGATGTCACGCTCGAATGTCTCGAAGCGGGCCATCAGACGCGCCGCTCGCCCACGAATTCGACCCTTCCCTCTATCCGCTCGATTCGCAGGAGGTCGCCATCGACGATCAGCCGATCGTTCACATCAACAGGGTGGCGGATTAGGTAACCCTGCTTGTCATCGGCCTCGACCACAAACTGAACCTCTTCCCCATCCAGCAGTATCTTCAGGCCTCGGTGAAAATGCAGCGCCCAGTGAAATGGGCTGTCTTGATCGCAATTGAGTTTCATCAGCCCCTCGCGATCAGGTTGTAGCGCACGACGGTACTGTTCATGCGGATGATCTCGGGCGGCTGGTCAATGCGATAGGTCTTGCCGCCGATGACGAGACGGTGGCCTTCGGCCGGCGTCACACCGCTGGTCGGCGACAAAGTCACCTTGCGGTCGCCCTGCTTTAGACCGGACAACAAATCATCGGGCTTGAGGCCGCGCACGAAGGCTCGGACGGTAGTTCCTGCATCAGGAGCACCTGCGGTCATAACGTGATAGACAACATCGTCGCCATGCTGAACGAGTTGGCGATCGAGAGCCTTGATAGCGGCTGTCGGCGTCATACCCGGTAGACCTTCAGACCCCGAAGAAGGCGATCGCACGCGCGCTCTATCACGTTGCTCGCCTGATCCGTCAGCGTGAATTCCTGGCGCCCAACGCCGTCAACCTCATCGACCTTCAGATAGAGATTTTCGACACCGATCGACTTCATGTGTTGAACGGAGAGGATAACCGCTTGCCGCACCCGTTCAGGAATGGCCCCGGTCTGTCGTTCGCCTTCCGGAGCACCGCTGTTGCCGTTGAAGCCGGCCTTGTACCGAATTCGATAGCGAGGCAGCCGCGCCCAACGTGCGCCACAACGCAACACAAGCACTTCTCCGTCGAGCCAGTAGTCTTCAACTGCGGCCGCCGTTTCGGCGCCGTAGGGATCAATGCCGACAACTTCTTCGATTGAAATGATGGGCGGGCACGGCAGGGCAACACGTTCTATGCCGAGACAGCCTGTCGCTTCGATCACCTGAGGCCCGATAGCCCGGCCGAGCCATCCTGTCGGCCCGTCGATTTCTTCCGTCGCAGCCGCGATCATCGACGCCACCAGAGCGTCATCAGCAGCGTGATCGCCGGCAATGTCGGCCGGCGTCACGAACGGTTCTGGTGGCGTGATGACGCGAAGCTGCATGATGCTCACTTCTTCTCGGACTTGGCCGGAGTGCCGTAAACACTCATGTCGAGGCCCTGCCCGACAAAGTCCGGATCGGAAGGATGACGCCGAACCGGATCGTTGAAGTCGCGGCCATTCTGGACGACCGTGGTTTCGGGGGTCTTCGCCTCCTGACTATCGCTCTTGTTGGCCATCGTGGCCTCCTTGTTTTGAGTGGGAGGAGCGGGGCGACCGCACGGCCACCCCGCGGAACGCGCTTAGGAAGCTGCCATCTTCAGGGCCTTGATGGCCTGAGGATCCTGCACGCCACCGCCAACACGCTTGGTCGTGTAGAACATGACGTAAGGCTTGTTGGAGTACGGGTCGCGCAGAACGCGGACGCCCATCCGATCGACGATCAGATAGCCACGGCGGAAGTCACCGAAGGCAATCGGAACCGCGCTGGCCGCGATGTTGGGCATCGCCGCCATTTCGGTGATCGGATACCCGGCGAGCTGGGCGGGCTGGCCCAACTGGAAAGACGGCTGCCAGAGGTAGTTGTTCTGGCCGTCCTTCAGCTTGCGCACCGTACCCTGGACCGATCGGTTCAGGACAAAGCGTGCATTCTGGGTCATTGCCTGCGGCAGGAGATACACCAGATCGATGATCTCGTCGGCCGTGACCGCCGTCGCGGAGGCCGCCGTCTTCAGCGCAATGGCGCCGAGAGGATGCACTGCAGCATTTGCCGCCCCGGTCACGTAGGTCAGGAAGCCGTAGGGCTTGTTCGTGCCGTTGCCGGACACGAAGGCCACACCCTCCTGATACGCGAACTCGGTCTCGACCTCGGCGGCCAGCCAAGCTTCAAGATCGACCTCAGCGTCATCGAGCAGCTGCTGTGTTGCGGCGGGATTCGCATAGAGCTCACCAGGCGTGAACGTCAGCGGTCCGAACTCCGGGGTCGCAGTTTCCGGTCGGGCGGCGGCTTCGCCAACCCAGCCGGAGCCGGTTCCACGGAGATTGACGAGCTTCTTGAAGCCGGCGGTGGAGATGTTCTGCACCTGCGCGATCTGGCGCATGGGCGAAACCTCCACGAGCTTGTCGAGGATGGTGCGATCCCACTCCACCGGAGCGAGATAGCCGCCTTCATCGTCCGCACCCTTGTTGAGCGCAGCATTGACCGAGCCCTTGGCAAAGTGCGCGGCGAATGCGTCGCTATATTCGGGATCACGAAGCTTGCGTTCACCACTGTTCAGCTGGGCTGCCGCGATGCGCGCGTTCAGATCGTCGATGGCCGCCTGAAAGTTGCCGACGGCAGCGTCGATGCGCTCGACTTTCTCGTCGAGTACCACATCGGCCTTGGCCTTCAGCTTCTCGTCATTGGCCTTCTTGAAGTCCTCGAATGCGGCCTGAAGGTCGGCCAGCATCTTCTTAGGGTCGCTTGCGTCGGCGCGCGGGGCCGTAACGACAGCGCGCGGGCGAGCGGCAAGCGGGTTCGCGAGGGCGAAGGCCCCCGGTGCAATGTGCTTCATCTGTCCGTCGTCAGGGATTTTGGGACAACTAGCGGCGTGAGCTAACGGAGGCTCTGGTCCATCAGGGTTGTCATTTTACGCTGCCGCTTTTCGATGAAGCAAGCGGCGCTGTGTGATGGTTTC